GCGGCGACCCGGATGAAACCGTCTCCAGCCGCCTGGGCAAACGCACCGACACCTGCCGCCTGTGCCGCTGGTTCTGCCGCATCCTCGGCAAACTCGACCCCGATCACTGCATCAAATCCATCGAGCCGGATCGCGGCAAACCGTGGCCGCGCACATCATCCGAAACGTGATGCCCCAATCAGGAAAAACCGCCTGAGCGGCTGTGAAAAGTGCGCTGACAATAACTGCACGTTGCACACCTTCATTTACGACTACAGGACGGCCACCATGCCCGCTCGCCTTCAACGCGAATATTACAACCGCGATACCGCCCATGTCTCCACGTTCGTTGAACGCCTGAAAGAATCCGCCAGCCATGATGGCGGCACGCTGGATTCGGTTTCAGCGCACGATGCCATTACCAATGCCATCACCCAAAGCAGCGACCTCAAACTTCCGTCCAAATTGCAAACGGTGCTGGATGAGGTCAAGAACGAAGACGGGCATCTGATTACCCGCGCCATTGTCGATGGCATCAATCGCTACGAGCGCGAACACGGTGTGCAGGCACCGGCGGATGTGGTGGAACAGGCGCTGCATCTGGCCTGGTCATGCACCGACGATGCGCGCCGGACGCTGGATTCGGCCACCTCCCTGCACCATGACCAACTGGCACTGCAACCCAATCGCGCAGTGGTGGCCATCCTGTCGGCATTGGGTGAGGCGATCCCTTTTGCGCACTATCTCCCTGCCGATATCCGCTCCAACGAATCCATTCTTGCCATTTTGAGCCACCGTACCGGCAATACCTATGGCCGCTATGCGCAGGGCGACATTATCGACGGCGCGTATTCGGGCGATACCTATATCAGTTCAGCGCGGATGCATACCGCACTCCCGGAAACCAGCGACGGCAAAGTCACCGGCAGGCTGACCACCCTCCAGACCGGGGTCGCCGAATGCGATCAGGGAGCAGGCGCGCTCAAGTTGTTGCGTGGGCGCTCCCTAGTCTATATCGGCGGACAGATTGTCGCAAAAGAGGTCGATTCCAGCGGCAGCGGCAATTCCGCAGTATCCGGCAAGGTCACAGTCGAAGGTAATGAATACGCCATCGGCGGCACCATCAATACCGATACCGGCGATTTTATGCTCACAAGCACGCCAAAACTGCCCGATACCGTCCCCGTGGTCGTGGAAGGCTTTATCGATTACGAGCGCGCATCGGAGCTGACACCGACCATCATCACGGCGGTGGACACATTCAAGCTGTATGCAAAACCGTGGCGTGTCACCACACACCAGACCATCGACAGCCGGACGCAGCTTTCCAGCGAACTCGGGCTTGATCCGTACAGCGAATCGGTAGTGTCGATTCAGGCGCAGTTTGCCAACGAGCGTCATTATGATGTGATTGGCAAGGCGGTCCGGTTGGCGCAGAGCAATCAGAGCGATTTCGATCTCAACTGGAGCTACCGCCAACACGATTTGACCCGTGCCGATATCTGGCGGGATTTCAGTTATCCACTGGCAACGGTCTCGCAGCAGATGGCGCTGGACACGATGAGCCACGGCGTGTCACACCTGTATGTCACCAAGCGCGTGGCCGCGCAGATGCTGGGCATGCCGTCGGATGTGTTCCAGGCATCAGGCATTGCTCCGCGTCCGGGGATTTTCCGGCTGGGTCGCCTGTTCGGCCAGTACGAGGTGTATTACACGCCCAAAGGTCTGGCTGAAAACAAAACCAGTTCCCAGGTGCTGGCCATCGGGCGGGCACACGACGTGACGCGCAACCCGTTTGTGCTCGGTGATGCCGTGCCGCCGACCGTGGTGCCACTGGCGATCAACGCCGACCTTCGACAGGGTGCCGGGTTCTATGCCCGCAACTACACCTCGGTGAATCCACATGGGCCATCGTCCAAAGGCGCGGCGATCATCAACATCATCAACATGGAATAAGGAAGCACGCTCATGCCTCTCCAAGTGACTTTTATCGCATCTGAAGCCCCGGACCTGTCCGCCTTTGCCGATGCCCAATACCCACTCACCGTCGTTGCGGAAAATCATATGCCGCGCGATGTGGTGTTCCCGGAAGTGGACGGGCTGCACCTGCGCCATGTGGCCAGCGCCAGCGGCACACACGCCACCGTGCAGATTGCCAGTTTCGACCAGTTGGCGCGGCTGGCATCGAGCATCGACCAGATTGCCCGGCTCAACAGTTATACACGCGGGGTGACATTGACCCAGAGCAGCGACGATGTGACACCACCCGCGCCTCCGAAGGGGCGCGGCGGGCGTCCGCCCAGGCAGGTCGAACCGCCTGCGCCCGTCAGTGAACCCACCGCTACCGACTGAAGGAACTTGCCATGAGCACCGCTTTTGTACGCCAGCTTGGTTACGAGTCGGGCGTGCAGTTGAATCCGCTGCGCGACAATTCTGAAATTCCCGCCACCGGCCATTCCGATCAGGTCTTTGGCATCTTGATGCGCGCCCGGCGCGGGCGCATCGACAAGCCGTTCGTGGTGGATCGCGGCAATGTCGGCAAACGCCTGGGCAAGGCCGAACCCATCCGCCTGTCAGCGCTGAACGAGGCCACGGTTCACGTCGTGGAAGCGCTGAACAATGGCGCGTATGAGGCCGTCGTACAGCGTCTGGTCACAGACCAGGCGGAGATCAAATACGCCATCGCGCGCGCCGATCAAGCCGGGGATGTCCAGTTCAGTGTGGCCGATGCCCTGCCGTCCACGGATTTCCTGTTCGCCATCCGCCATCTGGAATGCTTCAATGACGGGATTACGGTCCAGTGCCGTGCTGATGACATCAGATCAGGCGGTGTTGAAATCGCCAATGACCGCCTGACCTTGCGCATTGGCGACAAGGACGGGATGCTGTTGTATGAGTTTTCCGGCTCACTGAACCGTGATGCGCTGGATGATTACGGCAATTCGGCGTGGCTGCCCGATGTGGTCGCTGCGCAAACGGACGCGCTTGAGGTCAGTGTCGGTGTGACCGGCGCGGCGGCGAAGGTGCTGCCCCCGTCCAATGCCTATGGCTACGACAGCCGGGGTCTTCAGAAATGGGCCACCTCCGCCGTCCTGGTCTGCTTTGAGGAAGGTGGCACCGCCTACACCACGGATGATTACATGCGGGCACGCGAAGCATTGCAAAACAGCCCGCATGACTATGCCTATATCGCTTCCGGTGGCAGTCAGTCCCCGGCGTTGTTGGCGCAGTTGGCACAGTTGGCATTCGATACCAACCGGCAATTGCGGTTCGACATTCCGGGCAGCCTCACCCCGGATGCGGCGATTGCGTTTGTCGAACAGTTGAACATGGGGGCAAGCCCGACCGCGCATTTGATGCATGCCTACTGGGCACCACTCAAATCCGATGATCCGACCGGAACCAACCCCAAAGGACATTTCGGCACCGCCACGCTCAATATTGCCTATGCCTGTTTGCGCAATGCACAAAAAGACAGCAAGGGATTTGCACCGAAAAACTACCCGGTAGCCGGGCGCGAATGGCCGATCCGGCGTACCGGCATCGTGCAAACGTATTCTCCGACACCACAGGAACTGTCCGCGTTGGCGCGTGCGAAAATCAATCCGGTCATGCACGAAACCTATAGCAGCGGCGGGCGCTATGTCTTCCGCGATTCGCTGACCTGCGCGCTGGTGGAGTCGAGCCTCAAGAAACTCATCAGCGTGGCGGAAATGTCCACCAGCATCGATGAGGCCGCGACCCGCGCGGGCAAGGATTTCCTGCAATTGCCGATGCAGATGTCGGTAAAGAAAATGCGTGATTTTCTGGCAGACCTGTTTGCAGGCGCACAGGCCGCGCAATGGATTGTGCCATCCAGCGCCCCGGACATGGGCGGCAAGGCATTTGCCTTTGATGTGCGCCCGAATGAACAGCGACCCTACGACACGATGGACGTGAATTACTGGCTGCGCTATGACGGCACCAACCGCCAGACCTTTGTCACCCAGACACTGACCCGCTAACACACAAATGGAAGAATCACCATGAACCACATGAGCGAACTTTTGCGCGCTGCCCTGAGACCGCGTCCGGTCACATCCGTCCTGGACACGGCCAACAAGGAAGACCAAGGGATTGTGCTGGATGGCGCAGACGATTACACCGCCCGCGACATCCGCCTGTCGGCCATCGCCGCAGTGCAGGAATGGGCGGAAACCGATGATCTGGACGAAGGCGAAACCAGCGCGGATCGGCTGCTGGCCTTGATGGTCGGCATTGCCGATGCCAACAAGGACGGCGACATTGATGAAGATGAACAGGGGGTACTCGAAATCGCCCTCAATGCGGCCTGGGATTATCTGCTGAAACTCGGCGTGGACGATGACGATCTGGATGCCCTGTTCAATGAATGGGACGAAGATGTCGCCGGGCGCGTGCGCGAACTGGCCGCCTCGGAGCTTCCCGATGGCGAAGATGCAGCCGGGGAGGATATGGACAGTTTTGTGTTTGCCAATGAAGACGACCAGGAACCCGTCTTTGATGCGGTGTACAAGAAGAAACTGGTCATCCGCAAAGGCAAGAAAGTGCGCATCAGGAAGCGCGTCTCCGGGCGCGTGCGCTTGAGCGCAAAACAGAAAATGGCGATCCGCAAGGCGCGCCGGAAAAGCCATTCGGCGGGCGCGATGATGCGGCGGATGAAGTCCATGCGGCTGCGGCGCAAGGCGGGGCTGTAGGAGAGCAGCCATGATGGAACTGCCGATATGGCTTTGGTGGATGTGCCTGCTCTCTTTGGGCTTCAATATTGGATGGTGCATCCATTTCCACCACAAACAGATTCAACTTGAACACAAGGCACTGGACACGCGCCCGCTGGTTTCGGATGAAAACACCGCCATCTTGCGTGATGGCGACAGCTTGATTGTCCACCTTGGCAAAGCGATTGATGCGGACTTTGCAAAGCATGTCGCCAAGCATGCCGCGTCGCTTTCCGAGCGCGGAATCAAGCTGTATCCCATCATCGATATTGCGGACAGGCACTACTTGGTGCTATTGGGGAAACAACCGTTATTGGAAGAACCTGCATCCGTTAAACAGGCTGATGACGGAAACAAGGATGCCCCATAGCCATTTCCAGTGGGCGCGGCAACGCCGCGCCCCAGCAGCGAGCAAGACGCGGTAGCTGCCATGCGGCGCGTGATTACGGATAAAAAAGACGTGCGCCGCGCCATCTATCGGGATGACATCGGGTACGTGGATTTCATCTGGGGCAGCGAGGGGAAACCCGAACAAGACCGAGGCATCAGGCCGGGCGCAAAAGGCGTCGCGCATTTGCTGGAAGCCAGAATGCGCAAGGACAAGCTCACTTGCAAACAGGCGTGCGCGGTTGCTGAAAATGTCGCCCGCGCCACTGTTTCTGGAGCTTTACCCAAGAATTGGAAACAGCAAAGACGGCTTGAAATTATTCACAATGGATACACCGCCATTTTGGCAAAAAACCACTCTGATAATGCCTGGTTACTGACGGGGTATGAGAAATGGTGAAGGTAGGGATTTACGGTGAACATGACGTAGGATTTGATACGTCCTGCCTACGCATTTGCAGCCTACACCTTCGCGTCTGCAAGTGGGAGCATAAACCCCAAGCCCGATGGGCGGACGTGAGTATGGTCGAAACACGCAGTCTGGTCAAGTACGCATGAACACTCCTGAATCCCCTGCCCTGTCATCCCTGTGGGACGGTCTGTCCGGGCATTTGCTGGCATCATTTTACGAAGTCGCCAAGCTCGGCGAGGGCGGCGATGCCGCATGGGGACGGATTGATGGCAAGACTGACCCGACAACGGTCTACGCTCCACTGTCGGAAGCAAACCTTGAAATGGCGCTGAACTGGCAAAGTCCATTCGAGCAAGCCGGGGTGGAATCGCGCGCCCCGGCGCTGATGGCGATGCTGCAATCTGGCGCATTGCAGCCGGTGGTTTCGACCATCTTTGGTCATCATGGGGATGAATCCGAGGACAGTATAACGGGCGGTTTCGGCGCAAAGGTCGGCGCGATGTTGAGCCGGTTTGAAGGCCGCACCGGGATGACCAAGCTCAACTCCACCCAAGTTTTTACCGGCATGCCGCCGGTCAAAATTCAGGTGACAGCATTGTTCCGCGCCTGGCGCGATGCGCGCAGCGAGGTGGATACCCCGTACAACAAGCTCATGCAATGGGCGCTGCCCATTGGGCTGTCCAAGGACGGTTCCATCCTGGCCCGTGCCGTGCAGGCGGTTCGGGGCGAGATGGATTGGGTCGATGCCCTGATGCCGTCCTACGCGCCGACCCGGATCGGGATGACCTATAAGCGCCGCACCTACGCGCCGTTGGTGATCGAGGCCATCGGACTGCCCATGTCATCGCCGGTCAATGCCAATGGCGAATATATCGAACTGTCCGTCCCGCTCACCCTGTGCACCCTGACCGCGCTGGACCGCGCCGATTGGGTCAATGCACAGCAACAGTCGATGTAATCCCGCTCATGGCCCATCACGCCACACGCCATTGGCCGGTTCCTTTCAACCAGAGGTTGCCATCATGATCCATTTCCCCATCCTGCGCAGCGGCAAGCTGACCGTGCAACTGCGTGAAATCAGCATTGGTGAATCCATCGCGCTGGCGGCGATGCCTGTTCACATGGAAGAAGCCAGCGTGAATGCTTTTTTGCGCTTTGCCAATACCCGCAAAGAGGATGATCCGGCCGCCTGGACCGTCCCCGAACGGATGCTGGCGGTGTGTCATTACCTGGCCTCCACCGCCGATGATGGCCCGGATTTTGCAATTGGCGAAGGCCGCTATTCGGACTATCTGGATGCGGCCCGCCACCGCGATGATGCCCCAGTCGATCTGGGTGAACTGTTGGGCGATCACTGGCAGGCCATTCACCTGACCGGCGGGATGGCCGAATCGATCGAACGTCTGACCGGCGAAGCAGACGCGATGGCCGGGCGCTTGCACTGGCTCGTGGGGACGATGGCCGCACAATTGCGACGCGGCGGCGAAACCGCCCCTGATGCGGCCACGGAACCGGCTGAATTTGACCGCTGGATGGTGCCGCGCATGAAGATTCTGTCCGCGTTCCCGGAAAGCGACTTCATGGCATTGATGACACGCTTCATGGACGCGCGTACACGCCTGCAACACCTGTTCCGGCTGGACATCTCCGATACGGGCTTCATTGCCCTGCCCCACAAAGGAGCGGCGGCAGATTTGCCACCGGCGCGATTTCCCGTTCATACCTGTCTCGGCCCGCTGGCGCGCGCAATGGTCGGAAAACCTGACCCAATTGGCGCATAACCTTGCCCTATATTCAAACACGGCGCTGCCGCTGGCCTTTGAGATGCCGGTCAGTCACGCCAACGCGTTTTTTTCGGGCAGGGCGTTTGAACAGTGGAAAACATCACGCGAAGCGGAATTGAAATTGCTGGCGGCCATTGCCCACCGGCAGGGCGATG